GACCAAACCAAACGTTAAATCCAATTATAACACACTGAAATCATCGTCCTCTTCAAACCCAGAATTAAGTCGGCTTCGTTCCACGTAACCACTTGATTCCACCTCTTCTCTAATTCCCTCATCAGAAAGAAAGCTTTGGCACAAATAGTCTTCAATCCATAATCTATCGATAGGATTTAACTTAGATGTGGTGTCAAAAAGCTTCTCAATTGCTGTTTCGTCTCCATCTTGGAAGTTTGTTGAGATCATAGTAGTTGGGAGCTTCAACTCATAACCAAAAGACATGTCTCTGGAGAGTTTGGGCTTAAATCTGGAGAACTCTCTATATGTCATCTCCCTGAACTTCACAGTGCCTAGGGATATCAAGTCTCCCATGGGCTGTCTAATGCTACTCTGCTCTGATATGGGTGCAGAATACTTCTCCTCTGAACTAGATGATCCTGATAGTTCTTCAGAATGTTTTGATGCCTTGGATGAAACTGAGTCGCCCCATATGTCATCATCACTCATCAGGTCATCATTCACATCTTCCTCAGCTTCAACTAATTTCTTGGGTTCAATGTCTCTGGCTTTGGGTTCAGACATGTAATCCACGAAAGTCTGTGGCATCATAGTGGCTTGGACTGTCCTTAATTTGTCTATCAACCAATGGTTACGCCTGAGTGGATCCCTAGTGAACAATCTTAATTTCTTGACGTCAGCCACATTCCTGGTGAGTATCTGAAGTGGAAGATCATTCTTTGTCACAACTGCCAAGTAACCGTATATTGCTGCTATTTTGACTTCTAAAATATCATGCTCATGAACGTTGTAACAATGGCAGATGTCATCTTCCTCATCATTTGGAGCTGTAACAGGTGTACGAGTCCCCCAAAAGTAATGATGCCACTTGCCATCAGCAAACTTCAAACGTATTTCGCGACCGGAGAGACCTTCATCTGACACCACATTCAGAGTGCTGCAAACCGCATTGTTTGATCCTCTATGTCTGTCTTCTTTGAACTGCACAGACAAATTGCCTGGTCTAATCACCAACTTGTCCCCAAATCCTCCCCTATATAGCGAGTCTATGACGATAGCTTCCAAGGTGTCTGAGTTAGAATAGTATCTTGAGTCTCCAATTAACAAATTCATGAACTCAGTTATATCCAATTTCCCAACTCCACCTGATCGCATCAAGGCTGGCAAACCTGGTGACAATAAATTGATGGTAGGACCTGTCCTGTTAGGTGTCAGATTGGATAACGGCTCTAATATTGACGTCAATGTGGCATCCACTGGCACCTTAGGCAACAATCCCCCTTGATATTTGAATGACATCCTCATCCCACCCATAAAATTAGAAGCCAACAATAGTTCAGTAAAAGTTTTGGTGTATCTATCCTTCTTTCGCAAACACATTCGAAAAGCCTGTCTTCTGGTACTCATATTTCTCAAAAAGTTGGTGTAGCTCATTTTGGCGTCTAGAAAGTCCCAGGGGTGAATCTCATTGTGTCCTCCAAATGCCACAGGCATGTTTGTTTCCTCAAACTCTCTAAGCCGATCCTGAATGTATGAGCCCTCAGCAAACATTTTCCTAGCAACATAATAGTGGCCCAAACGAGGAACAGAAGTGAGGGATTCAAAAATCAGGTTTTCCATCACTTGCTTATACTCCAAGTAATCCTTCTCAATCACCTTGTAGTTGATTCCACTCTCGTAATATGGGTAATCAAATTGCTCAGCGGTTGCGAACTTAAGTGCAACACCATGAAGATCTGCTCTTGAAACTTTGTCTTTCCCCAATAAGGTCCCAATCAGCCCACTTGACACCTTGTATAATATGGCATTGTGTGGTGTTTGTGTGACCATAAGCTTGGAAAATGAACCTTCTGATCCAGCTGTGTCTTTTTCTCTTTGAGAACATGCCATGAGAGCCAACATGACCTGAGGTGTTTTTGAGTACATGTATGCTGATGCGAAAGACTCATGAGGAAGTTTCATCAAAAATTCCTTGAATCTTCTTTTAGTTTGACTGGTCTTAGAGCAGAGATGCACAACACCTGATCTAGTTAGACTGGGCATGTTTCTCTCATTCACAGACAAGGTAGCTGTGTATGGGGCACAATCATTCATCACATTGAACGATTTGGCTATATTCTCATAACCTCCATAATTATTCAATATTCCCAGATGACTGTGACCCACAGAATGGATTAAAGGATCAATCAAAGGCAGCCCTCCCAGCTCCAATGGAACCTTGTATATTCCTGTTCCAAGTTGTTTCCACAAAGATCTGGATTGACTTTGTATCATGCTGAGATGATTGTTCAGCAATAAGATCCAACATGAGCCTATTATACTTCCTTCCTGTCGAAGATATTCAGAGGTCTGAGATATGGAACGTATGCTTGAATCATAGCTGTCTGGGCTGTGACAATAATCAATGTAAGCAAGACGAGATTTAACATCCGGTCTGATTTCCCCCATTGACGTCATGAATGTGGAGTTGAATTCAAAATAGCTATCAGACATTGTGGACTTTTGCTTGTTTCTCTTAATTCCCATAAGTTTCATTATGAATGTGTGAACTGAAAGGTTTGATTTCATCATGTCAAACACCCCTTTGGTGTCTCGATCCCAGGACATGATTCTTGCGTAATCATCACTGGTGGTGAAAGTTTCACTCATGAACCCGCAATCTCTGTATAAATCAGTCAGAACAAAATCTGAGAGATTGTGGGCGTCTGACCCCATTAAACTAGAGGAACAACCTAAAATCCCTTGATGCATGCTTTCTTCCAAGAATAAAATCTGTTTCTCATAAATCCCAATTTCAGGGTTCATAGATTTGATTTTGGAACAGACATTATCCACCATACTGGATGATTCTCTCTTGCTTTCCTTACTGTACCAATACAATGCATCAGGAATTTTGAACACTTTATTTGAAAAGAGCGTGAGGCAATTCCTTAACACTCTTCTAGTGTCTTCGTCACACCTTGCTGCCAGATTCTGATACATAAAATAGGGTTGCATGCTAGGCCCCCATGTGCTGCAGTCAGCACTATCATAGTATACATGTTTATTCTGGTCTCTCAGCAGATCTGATCGTCTTTTGGCTTTTAGAACTATGTCGTCTTTGTCTGGATTTTCAATTAAGTTGGCTTTGTCACCCCTTGAAAAATTCTTGTCTCGAATATGTCGAGCTATATCTTCGACGTACCTGCACATCAATCTAGCATATGCATTTAAAACTGCTATCTCTCTGGCTCCTAATTGATCCTTGTGGACCATCTTGGAGATGCATGCCGCATGATTATGAGCTGCCCAACAAAGAAGGGAAGACATGTTGTCTGGCAAGTCGATAATTCGTTCCAATTCTATAAGATCAACATCCGGATCTTTGTCACATTTGAAGTTTGAGTTGTGGGGTTGAGTTCTGGGAGGTTTCTTTCCTTGTATGAATTTAGTCATCATGTTTAATTGAGTCAAGTAACATTTGGAATTCTGAGTAGTCACTTTCTTCTTCTGCTTGCCCTTCTCATCCACTATCATTTCCACTTTAGACACAACTAAACCCGTTTCACTGGAGTCCCTGACAGCCCCTCTATTATTGATCACTTTTGATAG